TGGAAAAGCCGGTACAGTCGTCAGGCCAGTTTGCAATCCATCCGTCGCAAAAATTGGGTATGCGTTCAAGAACATACGTTCCGTTCACGAAAAACGGACTGTCTGGATTTCCGCTGGGAAAGTTTGTGATGGTTAAGTAAATGTCTTCTGGCGCAGGGTTTCCGTTGCAATAGGTGTAGCACGGCGTTCCAATTTCGTAGCACTCCCGCACCAGCCCATAGAGAACGTGCTGCCGCCTTTGCGTGTTCCATTCGATTCTCGCTCGGATCGAGAACGACGCCGACTCGCACTGCGGAATGACTGAAATACCGCCCTCGTACCGCCGCGGGTCGTTAGTGCTCTGGTCCCCGTTACCGGAGACAAGAGGAATAGAAACGCTTGTAATCTGCACTTCGCCGTCGGCAGGCACGATCACGCGGTCGCCAACGATGACGGCCCCACTGGTGACTGTCACGTACACCGCCTGGCTCGTCAGCGCCGTTGACGGCGGCGGGATCGACTGGACACCGACACCGTATTGGTTTCGCCAGAACGAGATCGTGACTCGACATGGGAACCGAGTCTGCGTGCTGTCGAGCGTGAACGATCCGCTGACCTGCTGACTCCACGGCCCGGTCCCGTCCATCCCGTTGTAAGGATCGGACGTGTCGGAATCGCCCGTTGCTGAGAGGTAGCCGTCGGATGGATCGCCAGCTTCGACACCCTCGAAATACCGGGTGTAGACAGGCTTGAACTCCGTCCCCGTGTACGGATTCTGGCAAGTCCTCGTGCATGCGTCGCACGGAACACACGTGCATTGCTGGCAGCCGCCTTTTCCTCCAAGCAGCATTAAGCACACTCCGCCCATTCAAGGTGCCACGTCCCGTCGATGCTCTCGCATCCGACCCAATACCCGCCGGTCGGCCCCGTCACAGTCTGCGCCCGGTTGATCGCGGTAAACGTCGCCGGCCCGCTGGCCCCGGTGACCGCCTGCGAGCCGTCGCCCTTCCAATGCGTCACCGATGCCGTGGCGTTCTTCGACCACGTGCCCGTGACCTTCCCGAGCCGGATCGACGCCCCGCCCGCCCCGCCGAACCGCACGATGGCCCACTTGCTCGCCCCGGTGCCGGACTCCTTCCAGAGAATCTGTGCTTCCCCGCTCGACGCCGAGGTGAGCTGCGTGAGGTCGCCGTCCTTCGCCGTGGCGAACGTGTCGGACTCGGCGACGACGTTGATCTTGGCTTGAACCACCCCCGCCACCGCCACGCGCCCGATCTTCCCGGCCGCGATCGGCTCGACGGCAACGACGAACGACGAGCCGCCAGTCGGCAGGCCGCCGGACAGCACTGGCTGGTCTTGGAACTGCTGCGTGGCGTTGCCGGTCGCACCCGAGGGCGTGAAGACGACGCCGGCGACGGAGAGGACGCCCCAGCGGTTGACGGTGCCGGTGGTGTTGTTCTTCGCCAGGATCGGCGTGTACGGCTTAGGGCCGTCGGACGGCCCGGCAGCCGTGCCGTCGGAACGCTGCCCGAGGACGATGTCTGCGGCGTCCTGCGCACGGTTCCACGCACGGGCACTGATCTGCCCGCGGATCGGACCGGGTTGGATTCGTCCTTCGCTCATGCGACTCCGATCCCGAGCAGTGAGAAGTCGCCGTCCTTGTAGACCTTGTCCACGTAGACGGCGAACGGCCGGCGGGCCATCTGCGCCTTCGCGGAGTCCTCGATCTTGGCGAACTGAATCCAGAGGTAGTCGTGGCCGCCCTTCTCGATCCCGGTGATGGTGTCAACGGTCAACGCCGGCAGCGTCTTCCCCGCTCCGGCATTTGGTGACGCCACGAACTTGAACGAGAGCGACCACGGGCCGTACCCTCGCTGGTCGTCCCACTCGTGGCTGCCGGAAGCACCGACGAATAGCACCTCGCCGGCGGCAAACCCGCGGAAGGCTGCGTCGTTCACAGTGCCGGTAAGAATCGCCAGATTGCGGATGTACGCCGACGTGACGTAGTTGGATGGAACGTCGTAGGACTCCTGCCACTGAAGAGCCGGATCTACGACATCGACACCGTTTACTCCGTTGTCATCGACGCCGATCGCCCCGCCCATCGAAGTCGGCGTCGTGCCTCCGGCGGCATACGCTGCCTTGTCGGCCCCGGTCACCGACTCGGTGACGTGCTTCGTGCCGCCCGACGTGTCGAAAGAGCGAGCCCGCTTGAGCGGTGCCGTCTGCGTGGAATCGTCGGCCCCGATCTTCTCGTAGTTGATCGTGACCTTCCACGAGTCGTCGCCTTGGTACTCGACGCTGTAGGACTCGGCCCGCAGCTTGACCGTCGGCTGGCCGGGGTACTGCCAGTACTGATACTGAGCGGAGATCCTTTGGTTGGCGTCGGCATGGAGCACGTCTTCGTTGGTGGTGCCGAAGACGTTGAAAACGCGGGTGCGGGTGCTCGCGTCCTTCCGCCCGAGACGGAAGATCGTTGACGACCTCGAGCTGCTGTCTTCGATCCATGTGAGAGCCATCTACCACCTCATGCGACGATGCCACCGACGCGGTTCGCTTGGTCGATGCCGGCCTGAATCTTGAGCAGCGCGTCGAGCTGCTGCTTCTGCACGTTGCCGCCGCCCATCTGCCCGACCGCGGTCGCCGAGAAGGTGCCGGCCACGCTGGTGCTCATCTTTGGAGCCGACCCGCCGGAGATCGACGCCGGGGCGGAAGTCTGGGCGACCTTCTGATCGAGAGCCGTCTTCGCCTGATCGACGGCTGCCATGCGGTCGGCGGCACGTTGGCGGTTCGCGTCCTCGCGGCCCATCATCCGCTTATCGAGGTCCGACATCGCCGCGGACTGGCGATCGCTCGCCGCCTGCGACTCGGTGGCGTTGGTGCCGATCGCCTCATTCATACGAGCGGCGAGGCCAGGCCGATCCTTGCCGCGCTGATCGGCCCTCGACTGGTTGTCCTTGTCGATGGCGTCGAGCTTGCTTTGCGTGTCGGTCGCCCCTTGCAGGAAGCCGGTGATCCGAATCCATGCCTTTTGGATGTTGCCGATCATCATGTCAAACGTCGCCATCACGCCGTTGGCCAGCTCGTCGAAGATGCCCATCACCACGGACGAAACTTTTCGGACAGCGTTCCCGGCATCGGTGGACAGCAAGTCGAGCCCGCTCACGACGTACGTGCCGAGCACGTCAAAGGTGTTCTGGATCAGACTCACCCACGGCTCGATCACCCCCAAGATCGCCGCCTGCCCGCGGAGCCACGCCGCATTCACGCCAGCCCAGAGGATGTCGATCGCCCCGGCGATGTCCCCGGCGGCGATCGAGTTGTAGACGCCGGTGATCGTCGTGGACGTTGTCTCGCCGAGGTCGGCGAGCAGCGCCTTCGCGTCGTTGATCGGGCCGTCGAACGAGCCCCGCAGCGAGCCGGCCATCTTCGCCAGATCGACGCCGGCCACGCGGGCCGCGACTGCGATACCACCGAGGACGGCGGCAATCGCCAGCACCGGACCGCTGGTGGCGATCGTGATAAGCGACCCGGCGAGCGTGCCGATGATCTTCACCAGTGAGAGAATCGGCCCGCCGATGTTCCCGGCAAGGCGAGAAACGATCGACAGACCCTCGCCGAACGTGAACAGCAGCGTCCCCACGCCGACCAGAGCCGAGCCGACGGCGAGCACCTGGCGGACGAGTTCCTCGTTCTCGCGGACGAAACGGGCCGCCGCTTCGGCCATGCCGGCGATCGCGTTCGACGCCCCGACAACGGCCGGGGCGACGGCACTGCCGACGGCCTCACCGAGCGAGACGAGCGAGGCTTGAGCCCGAAGGACTTCGGCGTTCTGACTGGCGAACGCGGTGCCGGCCGCCATGATCGGCCCGGCAATCGCCGACCCGGCCACAGCCATCGTCTTGCCGACGCTCGCCATCCCGCTGCCGAGGTTGCCGATCTGCGTGTTGACGATCCGCAGGGCGTTCAACAGCTTCGACGGATTCGCCCCGATCTCGACGTAGACCTGACCGCCGCGGACCGCTGATGCTGACATCTGTCATCCTCCGGCGGGGCCGAACAACGCTTCAAGGTCGGCTTGGGTCGCTTCTCTCTTCGGTGTCGGTTTCGACTTCGTGAACGGGTTGAACTTCGCGGCCTCGACTGCCGGCTTACCCTGACCGCGGTGTGCGTTGTAAAACTGCGAGAGCATCTGTGCCGTGTGCCACCAGTCGGACTCAAGCCGAGCATCGCGGGCCGCCATCAACTCTCGGAGGGTGCGGTTGTCGGGGTCGAGTCCGGTGATTCCGGCACACTCCCAGACCACGGCCCAGGAGTCCGCAGCGCCGCCTCCGCTTGCTTGGTCACCTCGTCGGCCAGCTCCGTCATCCGAGCCGACAACGAGGTCACCACGCCGCGGAGGCGCGGGGGGAAAAAAGAGACAAGCTCCTCCTCGACTGCTAGCCCTCCTTGCTCGAGCGACTCGCCGCGAAGAGCGTCGAGGAAGTCTTCCTTGGTGAGCCCGGCCTTCTCGATCGCCGGCAAGAGGATCGCGTAGAGCGTCTCGCCGAGGGCGGAGAAGTTGCTGCGGAGAACTTGGAAGGTGCGGGCGATCTCGCCGGCGTCGATCAGATCGAACGGCACCGCTTCCGTCGGGGCCGGCTCGTCAGCCGTCTTCGGCGGCAGCACCACGCGGACCAAGTCCTTGACGCGAGCGGCCGACGACACCGTCAGCGAGACGTACCACGGCCGACCCTTGTCATCTCGAAACTCTTTCACGTGCGTAGTCCTGTTTGGGTCTTCGTCATCTGGATCGACCAGACGCGCTTGTCGTCGAGGGGAATCGAGTCGCTGACGTTGGCGACGACCGCCGTGAACGAATAGCCGGCCAGCACGACAGCGATCTCAGTGCCGGCAATGGCTGCCGCGATGGCGGTCGTAGCCGCGGCGTCGTCGATTGTGTCGATGGTGATCGACACCCCATACCCGGTGTGGTACGAGAACGTCGCCCGGCTGCCGAAGGGCGTGATCTCTCGCGTGGTGCCGGCAACGCTGACCTGCACGTCGCGGACGCCAGGAACGGTCACGCCGTCCCACGTTACGACAACGTCACGCCCGAGAGAGATCGCCATGCCGCCCCCTCGTGGTCAGGAGGTCTTCTTCGCCGTCAGCGTGAACGTCACCGGCCCGTCGAGCGGCCGATTCTCGGAGACGTTGGTGACGATGTAGCCGGTGCCGGCACCGGCGAGGCTGGAGATCACCGCCGTCGCGTCGAGGCACTCGATCTCGGCGACGCGGGTGACGAATCCGCCGGTGGCCGCCTTGAAGGAAATGCCGCTCGCGTTGACCAGCCCGCGATGCGTTACGTCGATCGCGGTCACCTCTTGGTTCCACGTGACGTTGATAATGCCGGTCGCGCCGTTGCCGCCCGTTGGTGCGCCGCCGTCCCGACCGAGAGCTACTGCCATGTCGATCGCTCCTTATTGGACGCCGCGCGTGCAGGAAACGGAAAACGTGACCTTGTCGTCGAGCGGCTCGGACTGGCTGACGCTCGTGACGAGGAACTTGACCGAAGAAAGGTTGTGGCCGTTGGCCCCGGAGGCACTCACGGAGACGACGCTGCCGACAGTCACACCCGGCGCGTCGATGCACGTGAGATCGAGCGTCTGCTCGGCCCAGCCGCGCAGAATCGTCCGCTCGGTGTCGCCGGCCTTGGTCTTGTCGATCTCGGTAAACGTGGTCGTGATCGACCCGTCGCTCACGTTGCTGATGCCCGTGTACGTGACGTTCTTGCCGAGGACGATGGTTTCGCCGGCCATGCGAGAGCCTCCGCTGGGGGTGTGGCTCTATCGTCGGCGGCGAGGCGGCAAGCCCGGAGGGGGTGTGGCGGGTCAGGGGCCGGTGATCGCGTCCCGAAACGCTTCGGGGATCTTTGCCATGCCGTTTTTCAAGCCCTGCGCCATGTACCGGCGAGCCTTCACGCGGCGCGACCCGAGCTTGATCGACTGCTTGCCGATCGGCCGGTTGGACGTGATCCCAAAGACGGCCCCGCCAGAGAATCGCCGCGGCACCTTCGCCGGCGCGGCCGTCTTCACGAACCACAGATTGATTGTGCCGCCCACCTCGTGCAGCTTGTTGAGCTTCGGCAGCTTCGCCGGCCCGACCACGACACTGTCCGTGGACGAGTCGTAGTCGTATTGGATATCAGACCGCAGGAAGCCTTTCGGGAACTGCGCCGTCTTCCAGCTCGTCACCCTGTCCGACTTGGCAAACTGCGTCCGTCGTGCGACAAGCCGCTGCCCTTCAACGGTGCCGATCTCCACCAGCTTTTCCATCTGCGGCTTACGGTTCGACATTGATCGCTGCGTGGATCGCCGAACTTCGGCACCGGCGATCTTGAGAGCCTTCTGCCGGCCGGCGGACATGCGGTCAAGGACGTGGCCCCACTTGAACTTCGTCCGCCCCGTCACCTTCCCGGTTCCGAGCCCTTCGAGCTTGATGCGGACGATCTCGGCCATATCAGTGACTCCTCGGCACCCGGAACGTCACGACGATGCCCGCCCGCCACACGTTCCGCTCTTGCAGAGCGTCACCGGGATTCTTCTCGACGACGATCGTCTGCGGCGACGTGACGCCGGTCGGCCACGTGATCCCCGGCCAGTTGTGGTCCTCGAGGTAGCCAAGCAGCTCCTCGAGCATCTCGAGCATCACGTCGCAGTCCGCCTCTTCCGGGGTGTGCCGGGCGAGGTAGATTTCCACCGCGTAATCCCGCATGTGGGACGACCGGGCGATCCGCTCCGACTCAATCGAGCCGTCGGTGATGCAGATCACCGGGTCGGCGAGATCCTCGATGTCGTAGCTTGGAAAGTTCTTGCTCTCGACGAGCACCGTCGCGGCCGTCGCCGTGAACGTCACCGCGTCGAGCGAGGCAACGAGCGCCGTGATGATGTCAGCCTGGATGCTCATAGACTCGCCTCCATTGCCGCTGCGTTGCCGACGATCCGCTCGTCCCAATGCAATTGTGCCGCCGCGGCCCTGGCGTGCGTCAGGGCGTCCGCCGTGCGGCCGAGGTGCCAAAGGGCGATCGACGCCAGCTCTGCCGCCCTGGCCTTCGCCAGCGGGTCTGTAGCGTGAGTGCTGACCGGCGAGGCAATCGCCCGCTCTGCGAACTCAAGCGACCGCGGCCAGTCCTCGCCGTGGTGAGCGGCAAGCGCCAGCCGTTCCCACCCGTCCGGCTCGCCGGGCGATTCCCGCGCGGCCCGCTCGAGGTAAGCGCCGTCGCCGGTGATCGACGCCAGCCGGCGAAGAGCGTAGGCACGCTCCGTCGGCGATCCGCCGGGCATCTTCAGGAAGGCCGCGAACTCGCCCGCCGCCGTCGGGATGCCGGCGTAATCAAGCTCCCGAGCGTAGTACCACCGAGCCCGTGCGTCGGCCGGCGACTCCTGAACGGCCACCCGGAGCAGATCGAGGTCCGTCTTGTGGGCCTTGCCTTTGTCGCGGTGGTGCTCGACCACCAGGCCGTCGCACTTCCGCTGCACCTTCTCGCCCGACCAACAGACGAGCCCCTCGTGCGTCGCCTGCCGCCAGACGAAGCCAGACCGGGCATGCACCCGATCGCAATGGAACCGCAGGAGCGGACGGCCGGCGTCGTCCATGCTCCACCAGTAGTCGTAGACGAGGTTATTCGCCGTGCCGTTCCACGCCGCCTCGATCGCCGCCCGCCAGCCCGGCTGGGGCCGCTCGTCGAGATCGACCCGGAACGCGACATCGACATCGGGCGGCAGGTTGCAGAGCGCCTGCGTCCAGGCGACATCCCAGCGCCACGGGACGACGTAGGACCGGGCCACCGTCACGCCGGCCGCCTGGAGCAGCTCGACGGTGCCGTCAGTCGAGCCGGTGTCGGTCACCACGCGGACATCGGCATCGGCAGTCGCCGCGGCCCACGCTGCCGCGTGCTTGGCTTCGTTCTTGGCGAGAGCGTAAACGCCGATCCTCATAGCGTGTATTCCTTCTGGTTGCCGACCGTGTACCACGCGAGCGGCTCTTCCACACGCATGATCCCGGTGAGCCTGGAAGCCCGTTGCCAGTAGTCCCAGTCTTCCCCGAAGCCGGACGGCTGCTGATCGCCGAGCCGCTCGACGATCTTGCTGTGGATCATCGCCGTCGAGTTGATGACGGGATTGGTTGCCCGGCAGATCGCGGTAACGTCGCGGGTGGTGTCGGTGATGTGGACGCCTTGCGTCCCGTGGTGGTAGCCGCTGACCACGCCGGCCGGGTCGCGGTTGAAGGCGTTGGAGCAGAGCACCCCGTAACGGCCGTTCGACCCGACCGCGTCAAACTGGACCGCCGACTTGGTGCCGATCCATTCGTCGTCGTCGTCGAGGAACGCCACCCAGCCGCTGAACCCAATCTTGAGCACGTGCCGAATCGCGTCGTTCCGGACGGTCCCGACGGCGAACCCCGCCCCGGTTTCCTCGCGGCTCGAGACGGATCGCCGCAGGACCGTGAGCCGCGGGCTGCCGACGATCTCCTCGAGCCACTGATAGCGGGGATCGTCGGAGGCGTCGTCAACGACGAAGACTTCCGCCGGCGGGGCGGTCTGCGTCAGCGCCGACCGGATCGCCCGCAGGCACAGCCGGTAGCGGTTCCGTGTCGGGATCACGACGACGTAGTCATTCATTGGTAGCCCGCCAGGAGGGTGCCGTTGTGGTCGCAGTGCCAGTGGTCAAACCAATCCGGGTGCAGCCGCCAGACGTTTGCCCACGTGTTGACTTCCCACGTAGCCTGCCCGGCCTCTATCTGCCGCTGCGCCTCGATCCGTACCGCCATGTCGAGCCACGACGCCATGTTGCGCGGCACGGCGAGCACCCCGCCGGCACAGTGCCACGCCACGCGGTCCGGCGGCACCGGCACGAACGGCGGCCCCCAGATCGACGCCATGCCGACCCGATCGCGGCATCGCTCGCCGGCACGCTCCGCCAGGCGTCGGATGCCGTCGGCGGTGATGCCCGGCACGTGGAAGATTCCAAAATCGATCCAAAGCAGCACTTCGGCGTCGGAGTAGCTGGCAGCGTCGGCGAGCCACGCCGTCTTCTGGTGCTGAACGCTCAGGAACGACCGCGTGTCCTTGCCCACCGTGCCGTCCGGCAGCCCGGCCCCGTCGGACGCCTGCCAGTACCAGCAGCGCTCGAGCGACGCATGCAGCCGCAGCAGGCCGGGCCGGGACCGCATCACGGCCGACGGATCGAGGAACGCGACCGTCGGCAGCCCGACATCAACGAGCTGCTGGCCAAGATCGGTGTACCGCTCGTGGCCGCGATGCTCGCTGTCGAGCCGAACGTACCCTGTCACGAGACAGGCGCGAGCAGTTCGCATACGTCCTCCTCTGCGATTGAAGTCGTCCACGCTTCCGCGTCGTTGACGCCGAACGACACGACGATCTGCCCGTCGAGCCCCGCCAGCCCGGCGGCGAACTCGATCGACTTGGTGCCCTTGAACGAGAACAGCGGCGACCACCGGCGAAGCGTGAATCCCGAGTCGAACCAGACAAACCGATGCTCGTAAGCTCGCCGGCCGTCTTCGATGTGTGCCACCTCGTGGACGATCGCCAGCCAGCCGCCGCGGACCGGCACAAGCTGCCCGCCGCCCCGGAATCCTTTGGCCAGGTGCGGAGCCGCGCCCCGGCCGGCCACCTCGTAGACGCCGGGCATGTCAGCGTCGGCCGCCACGGTGACCGTCTGCCCGCCGTGGTTGGTGGCGTACAGCCAGCCGTCCTGGCCGTGCAGCGGCATCCAGTTCTTCTCGTGGACGCCGAGCCCTTCCCACTCAAGCACCCGGAGCCCGTGCAGCCGGGCCTCGCCCACGTCGAGGTCGGCAACGCCGATCCGGCACTGCCCCGTCCACGGGGCCGCGTCGCGGACCGTCGCCGAGACGCTGACGCCGCGGGGCGTGCGACGCAGCCGGCAGTCTTCGAGGCCGTGGACCGGGTAGCCGTTCGGCTCGTAGGCCGGCGGGACGATGACCTTCGCGTCGTAGGCGTTCCCGTCCTTGTCGATCCGGCAGAGGATGTTCTCGGTGCGGATCGCCCCGTCGTCTTCCGGCGGGATCACGTACCGCCCGGCCGCGTCGATCCGATAGTTGCTCGACCGCACGATCGCCAGGAGGCCGGTGCCGTCGGCGATGACGGTGGGGTTGAACGTCGTCCAGCCCGTGTGCGCCGGCTCGACTTCGATCCGCCGCCACGTGTGATAGGCCAGTTCGGCCAGGAGCGGCGTGTACCACGTGCGGTTGGCCCGAGCCTGCCGCTCGAGGTCGTCCGGCAGCGGCATGTTGAGAAGCCGGTCGCTTGCTCGTCGTCCGGTTTCAATCTCGCCGCAGTAAAAAGCGTGGATTGCTAGGGCGTGTAGGTGTTCTTGCATATCGTCCTCCTCGGCTGGCAATCGTGCCGGGAGGGGCCGGGCGGGCGGAGGGGGTGCGTCAGCGCCACGTTCCGGCGTCGTTCACGAACGGAACGCCGAGCCGCCAGCCGGAGCCGGTGTTGACGTAGGCGTCCCCGTTTCGCCACGTGCCGGCGTCGTTCACAAAAAGTTTCTTCGGCAGTCCCGCCGCACGATCCGGCAGCGGCGTCAGGCCGATGCCGCGGCGGGAGGCGAGAAGGTGGATATCGGATGGAGTCAACGAGCGGTTGTAGAGGCGCACGTCGTCGAGCGAACCGTTGAGGAATTGCCCTGTACCGGAAAGCGATCCGAGCCACACAGACTGTCGCACGTAGTTCGCCGCCACGTTTGCAGCATTCGCCGGGCTTTCGGAGACGGTTCCGAGTCGCACTCCATTCTTGTAGTAGATCGTTTCGCGGATGACGGTTCCTGGGTAAACAAACACGCCATGCGTCCATTTCCCTGAATCGAACGCATTGCCGATTGTGCAATTCGTTGTTCCGCCGGAATAGCTCATGCTTCCCGAGCTGCCCAATCGAACGAGAATGCCGAGCCCAGCCGCTGATCCACCGCCGGAGTAGATCACGGTGCCGCTTGTAGCGCTGCTGTACAACCAGAACGCCACAGACCAAGGCACGTTTCCGGCAAGCCCCGTGCGATCAGACGACAAAGAAAAATCATTCGTGCCGTCGAGCGTTACCGCCGGCGCACCAGCCACGGGCTGCCACGAGGTCTGGCCACCCATGTTGGTCAACGTGCCGTGCGCGTTTCGCCCGCTCCTGTCGATCAACGACAGACCGCTTGCCCCGAGCGACGGGCACCACGCGCCGACGAGGCCCTCGCGCAGTGATGGGTATTCGTGGCGTGGCATCAGTTGATGGTTTGATAGACGGGCTGGAGCCGAATCTGGTGATTCCCGGAGGTGCTGTTGAGCGCTACGCCGGTCGAGTGCGTGATGAACAACACGACCTTCGGCGGCAGCACGCCCCCAAACGCAGCGGCGAGCGACACCGGGCCAAAATGGTAGACGCGGTCGCTGGTGTTTGCCGTCGCCATCGCAGCGACGAACCGGCAGACGCTGGCCTTGATGTCGGCACTGGTGATCGTCTCAGCGGACTCGGTGCCGTCGAAAACGTCGGGCCAGTTGGTTCCGTCCCACGACCCAACAGCCCACACTTCGATTGACCGTGCAGCCGTTGGCG